CGCTGGTGCCGCTTCTGGCGCTGTTGCCGATAACGGTGTTCAGGTCAACTCGAACCGCTACTACAGAAGAGTTCGCGTTCTCAACCTCATGTGATCCTTTTCCACAAGGTTTACCAGGGACCCCAAAAGGGTCCCTTTTTTTATCTAAATAAAAATAAAAAATGCCGTGCAATTTTCCCAACCAGATAAACAATAGAAATTTTTTATCGCCAGTTGGTTTTAAATTTACACTATCAAAAGAACCTAAAGTATCTTTTTTCTGTAATTCTGCAAGAATACCTGAGATTAATTTAGGAACTGCGATACAACCATCATATCTCAAGGACTTAGATGTTCCTGGTGATAAATTGACTTATGGTGATTTTTCACTAAGATTTTTGGTTGATGAGAATATGGAAAACTATATGGCAATTCATAATTGGTTGACTGGTCTTGGATATCCAGAAACTACACAAGATTTTAAAGATTTGATAACAGATGCCGACGGCAATAAGGATTTGAAGAGGCAGTTTAGTGATGGAAGTTTACATATTCTAAACAGCAATTTTAAAGACGTTGCTATTGTAAAATTTAAAGACTTATTTCCAACAAATTTGACATCACTGGAATTTGAAGCATCCGATACTGATGTAAACTACTTTACAGCAGAGGTGTCTTTCAAGTATACTGTGTATAATATTTTTGGCACTGATGGAAGAACACGCTTATGAATCTTGATGAAATTCAGGAGATGTGGCAGAGAGATTCTGTCATTGATCCAGATAACCTACATGATGAATCACTAAAAATTCCACAACTTCATGCAAAGTATTATACGGTATATAATACAATTACCCTATTAAAAGAAAGAGCAAGGGAGACTTACAATAGAGTCAAACTTGAGAGGTATAACTACTACACAGGAAAGGCGGATCCAGAGGTTTATGAGCAGGAACCTTTCCCATATAAGGTAAGGGACAAAGACGCCTTGCAGAGGCATATGGACGCCGATGAGAAGCTTAATAAGATTGATGTAAAGATTCGGTATTATGATGTGATGTTGAGATTTCTTGAGGACATTATCAAGACCATTTCTAACAGAACTTACCAAATCAAGAACTCTATAGAATGGCACCGTTTCCAAGCAGGGTTTAGTTGAGGCAATAAATACCCATAGGTGAAACTTATGGGTTATGTCTCATTTGATTATTTCAAAAAAGAACGAAGTATATCTTCAGGTAAAAGCAGAACCACACGTCTACTATGAATTAGCAGACCAGTTTACCTTTGATGTACCAGGCGCAAAGTTTATGCCTCAATACCGTAACAAGTATTGGGATGGAAAAATTCGTTTGTTTAATACCCAGACTGGTGAGATATATGTTGGGTTGTTAGACAAACTCACAAAGTTTTGTGAAAATCACGAATATACCTATGAGTTTGCCAATAACAAATTCTATGGTCTTCCTTTTGAGGTTAATGACTTCATCTCAAAGGAAGGTGTGAAGGATTATATGAATGCTATTTGCAAGTACGCTCCCCGCGATTACCAAGTAGAGGGAGTATACGACGCCCTAAGACATAATAGAAAGTTGTTGATATCCCCAACTGCTTCTGGAAAGTCTCTGATGATATACTCTCTTGTGAGATACTACGTTGAGAAAGAACAAAATATTCTGATAGTCGTTCCGACGACTTCCCTAGTAGAACAGATGTATAAAGACTTTGCAGACTATGGCTGGGACGTTGGTTCATATTGCCACAAAATATATGCGGGAAAAGAAAGAGAGACTGACTCGCAGGTGATTATCACCACCTGGCAGTCCATCTACAAACTTCCCCGCAAATATTTTTCAAGATTTAATGTGGTTGTTGGAGATGAGGCACACCAGTTTAAGTCTAAGTCTTTAATATCTATAATGTCTAAACTTTCAGATGCAAAATACAGATTTGGTTTTACAGGCACTCTTGATGGAACTCAAACTCATAAGTGGGTATTGGAGGGCTTATTCGGTCCCTCCTACAAAATCATCAGAACAGAAGAACTGATGAAGAAGGGGCATGTTGCCAAGTTGGATATCAACGTGCTTCTATTGAAACACCCTGCACATAAGTTTGAAAACTTTGAAGAAGAAGTCCAGTACATTATCAATCATGAACGACGCAACAAGTTTATACGTAACCTTGCCCTTGATCTTAAAGGCAATACGCTCATATTATTTTCCCGCGTTGAAGGACACGGACAACCCTTATTCGACTTAATAAATAACAGCAAGGCAGATGAACGTCATGTCTTCTTTGTTCATGGTGGAGTGGCAACGGAAGATAGAGAGAAGGTAAGGGAGATTACAGAAAGAGAAAACAACGCGATAATCGTCGCTTCATACGGCACATTCTCTACTGGTATTAATATCAAAAATCTCCACAATGTTATTTTTGCTTCTCCTTCAAAATCCAGAATTAGAAATCTGCAAAGTATTGGAAGAGTCCTCAGAAAAGGCAATAACAAAACAAAAGCAACTTTATATGATATTGCTGACGACATTTCCTACAAGTCTAGGAGAAATTATACCCTTAATCACTTAATTGAAAGAATTAAAGTTTATAACGAAGAAAATTTTAATTATGATATTGTAAACATTCCACTTAAAAACTAATGGGGATTATTAAATACATTAAAAATTTATTTACAAAAAAAGAAAAAGAAGTAGTAGAGGATCATACTAATGATGAATTCTATTCTATTATTAAAATGAATTCTGGTGAAGAAGTATTATCACTTACTATGATTGATGAAAATGACGGAGAACCAGTTCTTGTTCTTCAGAATCCAATTACACTGAAAGTGATTACTTCTTCTCGTGGTATTCATATCAAAGTTAAATCATGGATTGAGATGTCTTCTGATGATATCTTTATTGTAAAACTTGATAAGATTATTACTATGACAGAAACCAAGGATGAAAAATTAATTGATATTTACAACAGTTACATTGAGGATGAAGAGGAAGAAACTATTAATACATATCAGTCATCAAAGTCCAATCAAATTAAACCATCAAAGAAGATGGGATATATTTCATCGGTAGAAGAAGCGCGTAAATCTTTAGAAAATTCATTTAATCTTAAGTATCCTAAAGAAAGCTAAATCTCACTCTTCAACCCGGACAAAGGTAGTCTACACATAATTTCCATTGTTGTCAAGCCCACAAAGTATGGTATAATAATAACAACTTATGTTATAAGAGACCAATGTTATGCCTAAAAAGAAGACAGAGCACTATGTAAACAACAAAGAGTTGTTAGAAGCGATGATTGTTTATCGCACAAAAGTAGAAAAATCTTACTTAAAGGCTTTCAATAAAGATCTCACCGAGCAACCAAAACAAGAGAGAGGAAAACATTGGGAGGGAAAACCACCAATTCCAAATTATCTTGGTGAATGTTTTTTAAAGATTGCCACACACCTTTCATATAAACCAAACTTTGTCAATTACATGTTCAGAGAAGATATGATCTCTGATGGTATTGAGAACTGTGTTCAGTACATTCATAATTTTGACCCAGAGAAGTCCAAGAATCCTTTTGCTTACTTTACTCAAATTATTCATTATGCCTTCTTGAGACGCATTCAGAAGGAGAAGAAGCAACTGGATATTAAAACAAAAATCATCGAACGCACTGGTTTTGATGAGGTTATGATGGTTGATGACAGCTTGCTTTCTGGTAGTAGTTCGGACTATAATACGATCAAGGATAATATCACGTATAAGAACCGATGAAGGTCGCAATCATCACGGACACGCACTACGGTGCCCGCAAAGGATCCAAACATCTTCATGACTATTTTGAGTTGTTCTACAAGAATGTATTTTTCCCTGCTTTAGAGGAGCACGGAGTAGAGGCAGTAATTCATATGGGAGATGCCTTTGATAGTCGAAAATCGATTGATTATCAAAGTCTAGAATGGGCAAAGAGGGTTGTGTTTGACCCTCTTAAAAAGTATGATGTTCATATGATTATCGGAAATCACGACACATATTACAAGAACACAAATGAAGTAAACTCTCCAGAACTCTTACTTCAGACTTACTCTAATATTAAAGCATACAGTCAACCAACAGAAGTTAATGTTGGTGGATTGGATATTTTATTTTTGCCGTGGATTAATCAAGGAAATGAAGAATTATCTCTCAACACTATTAAAAAGACTGTTTGCAGGTGTGCGATGGGGCACTTGGAACTACAAGGATTTAGAGTTAATCGACAAATCATCATGGAGCATGGTTTGGAGAGCACATTATTTGAGAAGTTCGAAAAGGTCTTCTCGGGACACTATCACACTCGATCGTCTGATGGAAGAATCTCATATCTAGGAAATCCTTATGAGATGTATTGGACGGATGTGAATGATACTCGTGGTTTTCATATCTTTGATACGGAAACCCTCACCCATACTCCAATCAATAATCCTTATAAATTATTTTATAATATCTATTATGAGGATACCAACTACAAACTCTTTAATACCACCGAGTATGAAAGTAAAATCGTTAAGGTGATTGTTCGCAAAAAGAGCAATCCAAAAGACTTTGAGAAATTCATTAATAAACTACATACGGCAGGTGTTCAGGAACTCAAAATTGTAGAAAACTTTGATATTCATGAGAATGAAAATTTTGAAGTTGATGAAGAAGAGAATACCATCTCTATTCTAAATCGTTACATTGATGAATCTGAATTTGAGTTTGATAAAAATGTAATCAAGGGTATCTTCCAGGATTTGTATAGACAAGCTTGCGAAGTAGAGTAATGTTTCTCCTCACTCTTAAAGACAATAAAGAAGATGGTGCATATGCGGTCCAAGACCAGTATGGCAATAAAGTTTTATTTCTTTTTGAGGAGGAGGATGATGCAGATCGTTATGCTATGATGCTCGAAGACCAAGAAGATACTGTAATGGATGTAGTGGAAGTTGATGATGAGCTTGCCATAAAGACCTGCAAGCATTATAATTACAAATATGCTGTAATCACTCCAGACGACATTGTTATTCCCCCTAAATTGAATGATAACCTTCAAGAAGATTCGATATAAAAACTTTCTCTCATCTGGAAACCAGTTCACGGAGATTGATTTTCAGGAACATCATACTAATCTAGTCATTGGGACAAATGGTGCTGGAAAATCCACAATGTTGGATGCACTTACATTTGTCTTGTTTAATAAACCATTTCGAAAAATTAATAAACCTCAATTGGTTAATACTACCAATGAGAGAGATTGTTTGGTTGAGATTGAGTTTTCAGTAAATAGTCGTGATTATCTTGTTCGTCGTGGTATCAAACCGAATGTGTTTGATATTGAGGTGAATGGAACTCCCCTTCATAAGGAAGCAGATGATCGTGCCAATCAGCGCATCCTAGAAGAGAGTATTCTGAAAGTAAATTATAAGTCATTTACTCAGATTGTGATTCTGGGTAGTAGCACTTTTGTTCCTTTCATGCAACTGACGACTTCTAATCGTCGTGAGGTGATTGAGGATCTATTGGATATTCGTATCTTCTCTGCGATGAATGCTCTCATCAAAGACAAGATTCGTGAGAAGAAGGATCAAATCAAATCTCTTGATCTTAAGAAGGATACTCTTAAGGATAAGATGAAGATGCAACAAGACTTCATCGATGAGTTGGAGAATCGTGGTCATGCCAACATTGATGCTAATAAGGTAAAAATTGATAAACTTTTGGATGAAGAGAATGGGTACATTCTGAATAACGAAAATCTCAATTGCCAGATGGAGACACTCCAAGAACAAATGGAGGAGGTCACTGGTGCTGGTGATAAGTTAGTAAAACTCAATAATCTCCGAGGTAAGATCTCTCAAAAAGTATCTGCCATTACCAAAGAACATAAGTTCTTTACCGAAAATACGGTATGCCCTACCTGTACTCAGAGTATTGAGGAAGAGTTTCGGTTAAATAGAATTAGCGATGCTCAAAATAAGGCAAAGGAACTTAAAGATGGTTATGAAGAACTTGAAAAAACTATTGAGTTCGAACAAGAGAGGGAGCGTCAATTCAATGCACTTTCCAAGGAGATTACAAAGTTAACGCATGGCATTTCTCAAAACAATACTCGGATTAGCCTCAACCAGAGACAAATCAGAGATCTTGAGCATGAAATTCAAATTCTTACCGAGAACCTTGCAAACCGAAATACTGAACATGAGAAGCTAGAAGAATTTAAGGAAAATCTCCACAAGACAATAGAAGACCTCTCTACTAAAAAACAGGAAATCGTTCATTACGATTTTGCTTACTCCCTTCTTAGGGACGATGGCGTAAAAACGAAGATAATCAAGAAGTATCTTCCGTTCATAAATCAGCAGGTAAATCGTTATCTTCAACTGATGGATTTTTATATTAACTTCCATCTTAACGAAGAGTTTAGTGAAACTGTAAAGTCACCCATTCACGAAGACTTCTCTTATAGTTCTTTTAGTGAAGGTGAGAAAATGAGAATTGACCTCGCACTTCTTTTTACTTGGAGAGAAGTTGCCAGACTCAAGAACTCAGTAAATACAAACCTGCTGATTATGGATGAGGTATTTGATTCTTCTCTTGATGGATTCGGCACCGATGAGTTCCTTAAAATTATTAGATATGTGATTAAGGATGCTAATATCTTTGTCATCTCTCATAAGTCAGACTTACATGACAAATTTGAAAGTGTCATCAAGTTCGACAAAGTAAAGGGTTTTTCACGTATGATGTCCTGATACATCAAAGAACAATGCAAGTCCCAAACTGGAAGCATCATTCCAAGAAAGAACAAAAGCGTAAACTCAAACCGCAAGCACTCCGACAAGCAAAAGCACGACTGAGCCACTTTAAAAAGCGGCACATGACCTCGCCTAAAAAGCGAGGTTCTTTTGTATAATAGGTCCATACGCAAAAGACCGATGACCGTCCGCCACGAAATCAAGTCCCAACTTGCTAAACTCCTTGCCACTGAGGACCTGGTGGTGGAGCACAAGAAGGTTGAGACTGCCTGCTTCAATGTCCACACCCGTGTGCTGACTCTTCCGATGTGGGAGAAGGCAAGCAGCACCGTCTACGACCTTCTGGTTGGTCATGAGGTGGGTCATGCTCTCTATACTCCTGATGAGAACTGGTTAGAAACCTGTAAAGTTCCTCCTCAGTTTGTGAATGTGGTTGAGGATGTTCGCATCGAGAAACTGATGAAGCGTCGGTATGCTGGTCTCTCCAAGACTTTTTACGGGGGTTATGCAGAGCTTGCCGAACAAGATTTCTTCCAAATTGGTGATGATGACATTTCCACCTACAATCTTGCCGATAAAGTCAATCTGTATTACAAGATTGGTAATTTTGTAGACATTCCTTTTGCCGAATTTGATGAGATGCCAATCGTTAATATGATTGGTGCCTGCGAAACTTTCTCCGATGTTCTTATTGCTGCAGAATTTCTTTACAAGTTCTGTAAGAAAAAGCAGGAAGAAGAAATGAAGACTCCTATGGATTCTTTGGAATCTCAACAGGGTGGTAGTAACCAACCTGCCTCTGACTTTTCCGATCAACCTGAGGGTGAGAATGAGAATGGCCAGGAGCAACCTGGTGAAACTGAGTCCTTCGGTGGCACTGCCGAAGGGGAGCAGCAACCTACTTCTTCTGGTGGCGAAACCAATGAAGAACCTGAAGTTAAGACCATGGAGTCTCTTGAGGAAGCACTAAAGCAGTTGGTTGAGAATGGTGGTCCTGAGAATGTCTATCTTGAGTTGCCTAAACTTGACCTGAATAAAATTATTGTCCCTAACTCTGAAATTCATGATAAGTGTAAAGAATACTGGGGTTCTTGGATTGAAGAACAAGAATACTCAACCGAAGATATCTTTGGTGAAGTTGATAAGAAGTTCTTGGAGTTCAAGCGTTCTGCTCAGAAAGAAGTAAATTATCTGGTCAAAGAGTTTGAGTGTCGTAAGGCAGCAGACTCCTATGCCCGTGCTACTACTGCTCGCACTGGTGTTCTGGACTGCACCAAACTTCACACCTACAAGTACAACGAAGACCTCTTTAAGAAAGTCACCACCCTTGCTGACGGCAAGAATCATGGTCTTGTGTTTATCCTTGACTGGTCTGGTTCTATGGCAGATGTGATGTTGGATACCGTCAAGCAACTCTTTAACCTTGTGTGGTTCTGTAAGAAAGTTGCTATTCCTTTTGAGGTATATGCATTCACCAGTGATTATCCTCTGGTGAAATATGATGGGGATAATAAGGCAACTATCCGTGAACTTGCCTATGCCAAGAAAGATGGTTTGGTTCAGGTTGGTGAATGGTTTTCTTTGATGAATTTGCTTACTAGCAAGACTAATGGTAAAACTCTGGAAGATCAGATGAAGAATATTTTTCGCCTTGCTACTGCTTTTCGTTACAATTGCTATACCCACTATAATATTCCATATGGTCTGAGTCTCTCTGGTACTCCTCTCAATGAGACCATGGTTGCCCTTCACCAAATTCTTCCCAAGTTCCAGAGGGAGAATAAACTTCAGAAGGTTCAGTGTGTAATTTTGACAGATGGTGAGGCAGCAATGCCTAAGTATCACCGTGAGGTTCAGCGTCGTTGGGAAGATGAACCTTTTATGGGAACCGCTTACATTGGACCCAACTCCTTTCTCCGTGATCGTAAGACTGGTATGACCTACTCTCTTGATTGCGAGTGGTATGAATTTACTGATATTCTTCTCAATAACCTCCGTGACAAGTTTAAGGATATCAACTTCATTGGTATCCGAGTGCTTGAGTCTCGTGATGCTGGAAGTTTCATTCGTCGTTATTGTGGATATTATGGATCCGAATATGAAAAGACTATGAGTATCTGGAGAAAGCAAAAGGCATTTACTATTAAGAAGTCTGGATATCACTCCTACTTCGGACTTTCTGCCAATGCCCTTTCTATGGATTCTAACTTTGAGGTCTCTGAGGATGCTACTAAGACACAAATCAAATCTGCTTTTGTTAAGAGTCTTAAGTCAAAGAAGATGAATAAAAAGATTCTTGGGGAATTCGTAGAATTGATTGCCTGATAAATAATTTTATAGTATAGGTATTAAAAATGTCTAGATTTGGAGATTTATTGGGGGCTAAAAAGGAAGCACCAAAAACAGTTTCTGCACCTGCTCCAGAACCAGTAGTAGAACTTGCCGCTGAACCAGTAGTAGAACTTGCCGTTGAACCAGTAGTAGAACCCGTTGTTGGAGAAGTGGTCACGGAAAAAAGTCATGAAGATATCAATTTTGATGCTATGGGTAAGAAACAACTTGAGGCTTATGGTAGACAACATGGTATTGAACTGGATAGAAGACATAGTAGGTCTAGATTGGTTGTGGAATTGAAAAATCATTTATCCAATTCTTGAACTGTCACACTGGGGGTCTTCGGACCCCCTTTTTAGTACTATAATAACTTCAGTTAAAACAAACCACTCAATGACCATCTCTGCCGATTACATCCGCACTTCTCTCCAAGCAGTGTACGGCGAGTCTGTGACTTCTGCTGATATCCGTGCCTGGTGTGCCATGAATGGTTCTAACTACCAGACCGTTACCAACAAACTGAATCCATTCAAAACTGGTCGTGGTAAGTGGAACCTGACCATCCAAGAGGCACGAGAGCAACTGGAGCAAACTGTGAATGCTCCTGCTGCTATTCCTGCTGTTGAGCAAAACCTTATCCCCGCAAAAGATGATACCTTCGTCAAGTTTGGTAACTTTGGTGATATTCGCAAGATTATTGAGTCCCGTCTTTTCTATCCTACTTTCATTACGGGACTCTCTGGTAACGGCAAAACTTTCTCTGTTGAGCAAGCATGTGCTCAACTGAAGCGTGAGTTGATTCGTGTAAACATTACTATTGAGACTGATGAAGATGACCTTATCGGTGGTTTTAGGCTTGTTGATGGGAACACTGCATGGCATAATGGTCCCGTCATCGAAGCACTGGAGCGCGGAGCAGTCCTTCTCCTTGACGAGATCGACCTGGCTTCCAATAAAATCCTCTGCCTTCAGTCCATTCTAGAAGGCAAGGGTGTCTTCCTCAAGAAAATTGGTAAGTGGGTCAAACCTGCTGCTGGTTTCAACGTCATCGCTACTGCTAACACCAAAGGCAAGGGTTCTGATGACGGTCGCTTCATCGGCACCAATGTTCTGAATGAGGCATTCCTTGAGCGTTTCCCTGTTACCTTTGAGCAGGAGTATCCGACTCCTAAGACCGAGCAAAAGATTCTTGAGGGTGTTGCACTGGATCTTCAGGTAGAAGATCGTGACTTCTGCAAGCGTCTGACTGACTGGGCAGATATCATCCGCAAGACCTTTTACGATGGTGGTATTGAGGAAATCATCAGCACCCGTCGTCTTGTCCATATCATCCGTGCCTACAGCATCTTTAACGACAAGGCAAAGGCAATCCAAGTGTGTGTCAACCGCTTTGATGATGAAACCAAGCAAGCATTCCTTGAACTTTATGACAAGGTGGATGCTGACTTCCAACTCCCTCAGGAACTTGACCCTCCCAACACTTTCTGATATAATTGGGGGAGGTAAAAATCTGCCTCCCCTTATGAGTGATTCAAATTTTACTTTTAATATGACTAACATGATTCCAAGTTCTCCTGCAACTCCTTGGAAGTACAACGAAGAAGAAATTGTTAAAGAACTTCTTGAGTACATCCGTGGAACTTACAATCAGCATTATTCTGCTGGAGACCAACAGATTCAAACGCTTGACCTGATTGAAGCGTGTGGAGATGGTGAGGCATTCTGTCGCAGCAATATCCTCAAGTATGCCTCTCGTTATGATAAGAAAGGCACCGCCCGTCGTGACATTATGAAGATTCTGCATTATGCTGTTCTTCTAATGAACTACAACGATAAAAATGCCGTCCGTGAAACTTACAACCAATGAGCAACATGAAACTGTCTGATAATACTCTGACCATCCTGAAGAACTTTGCAGGTATCAACAACTCTATCCTTGTGAAAGAGGGTAACCGCCTTCGAACCATCTCTGTTGCCAAGAACATTCTGGCAGAAGCAAGCATCACCGAAGAGTTTCCTCGTGACTTTGCTATCTATGATCTCAACCAGTTTCTGAACGGTCTGAGTCTTCACCAAGATCCCGATCTTGACTTTAAGGAAGATTCTTATCTCAGTATCAAAGAAGGTAAGCGTCGTGTGAAGTATTTCTTTGCCGATCCTAATGTCATCATTGCTCCTCCTGAAAAGGAAATCAACCTTCCTTCACAAGACGTTTGCTTCCAGTTGGATAGTGCATCTCTAGAGAAACTGGTGAAGGCAGCAGCAGTGTATCAACTGCCTGATCTATCTGCTATTGGTGAAGCAGGTGTTGTGAAACTGGTTGTCCGTGATAAGAAGAACGATACTTCTAATGAGTATGCTATTGTTGTCGGTGAAACCGATCAAGAATTTACTTTCAACTTCAAGGTAGAAAATATCAAGATCATTCCTGGTGCTTATGATGTTGTAGTATCTTCTAAACTCCTTTCTCAATTCACTAACACTCGATACAACCTCACCTACTATATCGCTCTGGAACCTGATTCCACTTTTGGTTGATGAGACACATTCTTTTTACATTAAAAGGTTGTAGTGCTGTTCTTCTTGATGATGAATCGTACATTAGAGATGTTCTCTATCACGCATCTGTTCAGTGTAATTCCACCTTGCTAGCATTAAATTCACACAAGTTTCAACCCCAAGGGGTTACTTGTGTGGCAATGCTTGCTGAATCCCATATCAGTATTCACACTTGGCCAGAGAAAGGTATGGCAGTTTGTGATGTATTTACCTGTGGAGATCACACTGAACCACAAAAAGCAGTGAGTTATATGGAGATGGTTCTTCATGCAACGGACATTATTTCTAACGAATTTGTGAGACCTCTGGAATGAAAAACTGGGACACTATTTTCAATAACCTTTCCGATAGTGAGAAGGACAAAGTTGCTGTCCTTCGTGTAATGGAATGTGCTAATGGTGTTATGCAACATGCTTATAGGGAAAAGCAAATCTTTGCCTATTCTACCTACGAGACTCGCAAAGCAATGAAGTTTAGTATGTCCTGTATGAAGAGAATGCAGATTCCTTTGAAGGAAGAAACTATTGCATTTGAACCAGAGACAGAGAAACTTTTGAGGGAAGTTAGAGACCTCTACATTAGTGGTTTTAAAAACGGAAACGAAGAAGACTTTAAGGAGTTTATGGTTGTTTCTGGTTCTTGTATTCGTGCCCTTGGAAAAGAGAGAATTGTTAAGGCAAAAGACATTCTGGCACAAAACACTTCCGATATCCCACTTCAGGCATTAGACTGGGGTGTAAGATACATCAACCAGTTCTTCCAGTGAATATCTTTGTCACCGATCCGTTCCCTGCCGAGAGTGCTATCTGTCTTCCTGACAAACACATTGTCAAGATGCCGCTTGAGTGCTGCCAAATGCTTAGCATTATTGCTTCTCCCTGGTATCATGATTATGGGACTCTTCCCAAACAAGACGGCACTGCCTACAAGACAGAAAAGGGAGCATTCCGAAACCACCCATGCACCAAATGGGCGGCGGAGACGGTGGATAATGCCTACTGGCTCATCAAGTGGGGACTGAACTTGTGTCAAGAGTATAGTTTGCGCTATAATAAAACTCACTCCTGTGAAGGGACACTGACTCATGCTTACTATCTTTTTCCCAAGGGAAAACTTACTAACGTGACTCCTTTCGCAAGGGCAATGCCTGAGGAATACAAGTTTGATACTAGTATTTCCACCTTTGACGCATACAAGATGTATATCTCATCTAAACCTTGGGTGAAGGATAACTATCTTCGTATGCCCCAACGTAAACCAGATTGGATTTGATTATGAGTAACTTTATTTGGGTGGAGAAATATCGCCCAAAGACTATTGATGATTGTATTCTCCCAGACTCTGCGAAGCAGATGTTCAAGGAGTTTCTAAATAAGGGCGAGATCCCTAATATGCTTCTTGCTGGTCCGCCAGGTATTGGTAAGACCACGGTTGCTAAGGCTCTCTGTAATGAACTTGGAGCAGACGTTTATGTCATCAACGGATCCGACGAAGGTCGATTCCTGGATACTGTCCGAAACAATGCGAAAAACTTCGCTTCGACCGTATCACTTACGGCAGATGCTAAACACAAAGTCATCATCATTGATGAGGCAGATAACACGTCCAACGATGTACAACTCCTCCTACGGGCGTTTATTGAGGAGTTTGCTGGTAACTGCCGCTTCATCTTCACCTGTAACTACAAGAACAAAATCCTTGAGCCCCTCCACAGTCGATGTGCCGTCGTTGACTTCTCCATCAAAGGAAAGGAGCGACAAGGTATCGCAGCACAGTTCTTCAAGCGTCTCCAAGAAATCTTGGGTGCAGAAGGTATTGAATATGATAACAAGGTCCTGGTAGAACTTGTTAATAAGCACTTCCCCGACTGGCGGCGAGTGCTGAATGAATGTCAGCGTTACTCTGTAAGTGGAAAGATTGACTCTGGCATCCTTGCTACTTTTTCTGATGTTGCCGTAAATGAACTCGTTAAAAACCTTAAAGAAAAGAATTTCCCAGAAGTTCGGAAGTGGGTGGTTTCTAACAT